CATGCCGTTTGACCTTGTCCAGCCTCTGTAGGATCTCAGACAGCACGTTTTGACCTCCTTATATTCAAGTGTTGGATATAGCTTTTGGTCTCAGGCGAAACCGTATTAACTCTCTCAGGAGTGATCTTGTTAGGCCATACACCGAACTTGCTTCGGTAAGCCCAGCTTGCCCAGCCCTGCTTGTAGTTCTTTTGGTAAGCATAGACCTGAAGCTCTCCTAGCCAACGAGACTTATCCTCTTTGGACACTTCCTTGTTGACCTTCTTGAGTTCCTTGAGTACTTGATTGTCTGTCTCTAAGACAGTCTTTGATGGGCGCTCATAACCGCAAGCGCATTTTCCTACATAGTGCTGCATGCATTGAGGACAAACAGATAACTCAGATTCCTTCTTGTCTCTGATTAAGTCCCTCTCGTGGTAGGTCTTCTCTCCGGTATCTAAGGACTCAGGCACTACGTCTTCTGGGAAACCGTGCCACTGAACATTGCCGGCATGGTCTAAATAGATCGCCTCTTCCTTTGATTCATGAAGCCTAAAGATCCTGCCGGCGCGCTGACAGAACGTGATCTTAGACTTAGTGCTGAAACAATCTATAAGGGTTTGAACTTTGGGTGCGTCATATCCGGTGTTTAATAACCGGCTACAGCTTAGGACTTGGAAGTCTCCGGCATCGTGGGATTCAAAGAGCATTTTCCTTTCTTCTTCATCCATGTATCCGTCAATGTGTTCTGCCGCGATTCCCGCTGCCTGGAACATCTCCACCAGCTTCTTTGAGTGCTTGATTGAAGGCGAGAACGCAATAGTCTGTCCCTTACCGAACCTCTTGAAGTTTTCAATGATATCCCCTGCAAGTAAATCGTCTTTCTCTACAGCAGCCGCAAGGCTGTTAGGATCATAGTCTAGCGCACCCGTACTCAGACGTTTAGTCTTGACACCTTTCAAGTCAACACTTCTGCCGCCATAGTACTTAACAGGACAGAGATATTTCTGATCTAGCAGTTGTTGAGTAGTAATTGGCACGATTAAGTCACTGTAATGTAGACCCAATCCCTTTGAGTAAGGCGTAGCACTAAGCCCGATAAAGATCACTCGCCGGTTGTTCTCCATCAGTTCAGTTAGGAACTTATAGTGCGTGTGACATTCGTCAACAATCGCTACATGGAATATAGGTTGGTACTTTCTCTTGGCTAGTGTCTGTAGCGATGCTATCTGTACCGGCGCATTCGGATTGGTCCGCCAATGATCTCCCTGCATTACACCGCACTTTATACCAGCAGTATCAAACTCTTCCAATGCTTGATTGACCAGCTTGATCCGGTCGCAGATAAAGATCCCACGCTTACCTTTAGCGACGACACTCTTTAAGATCTCTGTTGACACCTTAGTCTTTCCAAATGAACAAGGCGCAGCAAGTATCATCTTCCTGTTACCCTTTTTGATAGAGTGCCGTAGCATCTCTATCGCTTTGGTTTGATGAGGTCTTAGCATGTTAGTCTTCGTCCTCCGGCATGAAGGTCTGAAACACTCGCTCCACAAAATCGTGCAGACCGTTATTGACTAACTCGTAATCGTCATCAGATATCCGCAAAGTCTCTTGCACCATCATCTCAGCGTAGAACGAAAGAAAGTAAGTGGTCAGCATTACCGGATCGTACTTCTTGCTATTCATAAGACCATAGAAGTCTTCTATGTGCGTATCTAAAAGATCATTGATCTCAGGGGTTGGAAAATCAATTAGCTTCTTTTTGAGGTGTACTACATTTCCCATGTTTTTCTCCTTGAATGAAACCTGAATATAACCGATGACAATCTACTGGTCAACTGATTTGTTAACTAGGTCAAAGGGTACGATAGGAGAATAAATCAGAGTCCACAGAGTAGGCTGAGTAGGTTTCGTGCTTAGGTCTTTTTTTGTCAGTAACAGTGACCAACTTCATCTTAGACGCATGCTTGCGTACATTAAAAATAGCTACGTTTTCTTTAGATTTGTCTACTATGAAATAGTAACTAGGCTTAGGGTCAGCCTTGTCAAAGCTCCACTGGTTGCATAACAAAGCAGACTTAAAGGGATGCTTGCCATGCTTAAAGTCAATACCTGACCCCTTAACTTCACAGACATGGGCCTTACCATCAACAATGATCTTTAGGTCGCCACTGTCAGCGTACTGATGTCTTACCTCAAAGCTGGGGGCTAGTTCTTGCGGCAGTATCTGAACAAACAATCCTTGCCGAAGCAACATCATTGCGACCATATCAACTACTTCGTGACTGCCTCGCCAACGCTTGCGGAAATCATCACTGTTTTCTTTGTACATTAAAGCCCTTTCCGGTACAGCTCATCACCTTGCATGCTATGAACTATCCGTCCCTCTCTGCCGCAAGCGTCACACCTAGAATGATGCAGTATCACTGGCGCAACTACGTCCGCACCGTCCATCCATTCCTTAGCTTTGGCATTTGTTTTTATTTCTCTAATCTCTCGCGTAACTTCTCCTCCGCAATTGCACTGCATTCTCTTCTCCTTTATTTTAGGCACAGCTCCACTTTTTCCCTGTTGCAACACATAACCATGGCTAGCGCTAATAGCTGTAGGTCTTACATGTGTACATCTTACGATGTGGTACTCATAGCTTTCGCTTTCTTGTAGGACGCAACTCCTACAACCCCCGCTTGGGGTCTGCTGCATTTCAAGGACGTGAATCGGGTCAAGTGGTCAGACCTACAACGTGCTCACGGATTACCGCTATTTAGATTGGACGCACGGTTTAGCGCCACTGTCCGTTAGCGGGGTATTCAATGAGGATTGCTAGTATGGTAGGATATAACCCGTGTCGGTTGTGACAACGGTTCTTCCCAACTTGCAATCGGACATTAAAGGGGTTGGTAGCCCCGCCGACACACTTACTATATTCTAGTTCGTAACCTCAAGCAACTTATTTAGATACCACTGAGCCTTCAGCAGATCCTCTCTAGGGTTGTTCTTGTACTGATGCCTGTGTAGGTACTTAATTGTATTACCCAGACAGTACGCCCCGAACTGATCGCCTAGCTGCTGCTGGATGTAGTCTATGCACTCAACGCCGTTGGTGTTGTAATGCAAAGGCTTGTTAACGGCATCCCATTGTTCAGGGGTCGGATCTTTCCGCATACTCAATTATCCTTCTAATTTGGTTTCTGCTTATGGGCTTCCCTGCTCGGTTCAAAACACCTTTCTCAGCGTAATAATCAGCAATCTTGTACATGCTGAGTCCTGTGGCGCGCATTTTTACAACGCCTTTTATCACCTTTTGTTCGTACTGATTCTTGTAAACTTTTCCGTTATCAGCGTACCAGTACCCGAACATAGCCTTACCGCCTCCACAAAGACCTTTAGCCCTGCGTTTTTTCAGACCTTCCTTGACTAAGGCCGAGGTCGTCAAATTAGCGCTATGGACCTTAGAATGGCATGGAGCGCATAGATTGACTGTCTTTGTGCCTCCTAGAACTCTAGGAACAACGTGGTGCGCGTGATCTGCGGTGATTCCACATTCAAAACAATCGTGATCTTTGGTCTTTAATTTGGGCATTAAACTCAGCAAGCATTTCGCGATAATCTCTCGCATAGAGTTTAATAGGTTTCCCTGAGTCTGCAAGCATTTGATCTACCTGAGATTTTCCGTATTTTGCAATCATAAACATCGTATAGTTCTGAGCTGCGACCCCATGTTTCATTCCGAACAAATTGCAACCAGGGCATTGCGGCCAGACGTTTCTTTTATCTAGTGAGAAATAACTAGACTTACCTTTCGGCAACCAGTGACCACCGTGAACCTCGGTGTAGTGCTTAACGACTCCGCACGTCACACACTCGCAATAGCCTTCGTCGTCTGCTTCCTCCAAACGCCGGAGTAACTGAAAAGCCTTTAGTGTCTTAGCCCTGAGCGTCTCTGCCACGTCTAAACTCGCTGTCTTCTGGATTGGCTAATTGTACGCCTTTATCAAGTCCCCAATGAAAAACCTTCTCCATAAAGTCATGCATCTCACCTTTCGTTAGAGTAGACGTTGATCTGAGTTGGTTCTCAATAACCGTACTGCCAACATGGATATTCTCAGTGCCAAGAAACTCATTCTTCATGAGCTTCTTGACCATGTCAGGTGTCACGCTGATCTTTGAGCTGAAATACTCTGACATCTGCCCACACCACATGTGGAATAGAGCATTCTGGCTAAGACTTCTAACCGTGGAATACGTTTCAAACTTCCACGCTATAGGCCGGCTGAAGTCCATCTCATTCAACCTGTCATGAAAGTTCTTGATAACGTCAGGGATGTCCCGACGATGATTTATTAACCAGAATTCACCTCTCATTGAACTTATCTTTGAGCATATCCCAAAGATCCTCAATGATTAGCCTGATTTCAAACCAAAACCTCTCAAATAAATTAGTCATTGGCGAGCCTTAAAAAGTCAAATACGTCCATCTTCAAATAAGCGCAAACTTTAACTACTAACGACAGCTTTGCGTCTTCTCTATATCGCCACTGAGAGACCTGCTGTTTAGTAATCCCCATCTGGGTAGCCAGTTCAATTGAACTGACCCCCAGTTTCACCTGTGCTAGTCTCAGGCTTTTGCCGAAGTTAAAACGGTAAGTCGTCATCTTCAATCCCACTTGCTGCCGGAGCACTTGAATTAAAGACATCCTTCATCTCGCCTCTCATGATCGGCTGGTTGCCAGAGTTCTCGTTCTTCCACAAAGAAAGATCCAACGTCTCACCTTCTTTAATGTCTCGGTGAGCAACGACTTTCCCGCTTAATACAGGTGCCTTTGGGTGCTGGCTATCAGTCTTCCACAGGCTTACTTTTCCACGATTATCATATTCCATACATAGTTCCTATTTTCTCAAAGTTTAAGTTTAAATCCTCCAGTAGTTTTTCAACTGCCGCTGAAAGTCCGGCAATGAACTCATCGTCTCGTTTTACCTCCATAATGAGATTTGAGTGATCAGGGTGATAAGACATAAAGAAATACCTGTCAAAGTCCATTAACCACATAGTCCCTTGAACCTGAGCGTAATACTCCGAAGGCATTTTTCCATTACTTGCACTCTCTGCAAGATACTTGACATGGACTGCGGGTGATGGGCATTTGATCTCAAGACCTACACCGTCTACCAGCCGGTCTGGGCTGCAACCAACAGTCTGATCATCGTTGGTTACAAAGCCCACTTCTCGGCAGGGTAAGTCGGTCTGAAACTCAAAAACATTGGCTGCTTGTGGCTCTAAGTCATTGCCACGCTGCATCCAGAATGATTTAAATCCTTCTTCTCTTTTACCACTCAGTCTTTCGGCAAGAAGCTCATACATATACTTCTCGCCAGACGCTGAAGGCTTCCCTTTAGGCGTTACAAGGTCCTTGAACTTAGACGCTGACGGCATCCCTAGCCGTAGCCTAAACCACTCCTCAGTGCCTTGATCTACGTTGTGAATGATCATTTAATTTGCTTCTGCTTCTTAGCTTGAAGCTGATTCTTAGCCTGAGTGAACTGAGACTCGGTTAATTGTTTCAGATCCTTTACACCGTAAATTTCCAGAAACTTATTGCGATCAGACTTTGTTGAATCTAGCAAAGCGTCCAGCCATGCAACCTTCTTGTCAGAGATGTTTTCAATGCCGATTGTAGTGTCAACCGTTAGATCTTGAGCGTCAGTATCTTCGTCCCCACAGATAGAGAACATAGATTGACTTTGGAACCTCTTGAGATAGGTAGCCATAGACCCAAGGTCTTGCATAGGGTTCTTGGCTTGAGACGAGATCGCCACGCTTGCAACCTGACGAATCCACTGACCGCTTGAATGAGTGACCTGGGAGGTTACCGCTACCCTGTCGCCATAAGCTTCTACGGTCTGCATGAACGCTAAACCGTTAGCCGCGCAAACAGGTCTGATGCAATTAAGCACCGACGTTAGGTCAGCGTACTTGTTCTTTAAGAACGTATTTTGAATGTTCTTCGCAGGATTGCGAATTTCGGCTTGTGCTTTACTTAAAGCAGCAGAGATTTCTGCTATGTTTTCGGATTGTTCCATCGTCTTCCTCCAGACAAATAGATATTGGAGGTAAGATTTTAACGGTTATGGCGAATAAGTCAACAAACTGAGTGATTAATTTAAGGAAGGAACGTGGTATGCTTCTCGGATTCTCGTGCTTCCTCCGCACACGGCCCCTTCGGGGGCCAACTTTAATAGACCCAAATAACCCTAGCACTTGTCCTGGTATCTACATGGACAAATCCTTTTGCCACGCCGATTCCACTGAACCCCAGTTTAATAGCTGCGGCAACCAGACGATAACGCTGAACCCCACTGCTAACAGCAATATCAGCAGCCCTGCCTGTCGTGTGTTGTCCTCCGCCATTAGGCTTTTTAGCTTCAAGACTGTGACGAGGAGACCGATACCCAGACGTAATGACAAAAGGAAACCCAGCTTCATGGCGTAGTGCGTCCAGCGCGTGAACAAATTCTTCCGAGATCTCATTTTCACCAGTCTCCTGACAAGCAAATTCTTCCAACGTAAAATACTTAAACATCACTTATCCCTGTGTACGCCTTTGTGCTTTTCAAATGTTCTAAGCCCACCTAACCCCAGCATTCCCATGACTATAGGCATCATGGTCTCTAAAGGTATGAGTGGGATAGTTATGTCTATCTCCAAAAGCGCCATAGCAAAGTTGGTAAATGGAATTGTGATGTAGTTTCCGAACATCCCAAGTACAGCGACCCAGCCCAAAGCCGGCCTCCAACCACTTATAAACAGCGACTTGTGGGCCGCCTCAACCTCATTGATAGCCATCTGCCCCTTAGCAATTTCTTGCGCGTATTTCTGCGACATCGTTGCAATTTCATGCGCCAAGGCGTTCTTTTGGTCTTTGTCCTCAATGAACTTGTCTAACAGTCCCGTAACGGGACCTATCAGCTTGTCTATCACTGCTTAGCCTTGCCTACATTAAGTGCGAACATCTCTAGAACCTTGTAGACCTTTGCAATGATCTTGTCATCTTTAGGTGTAGGGGTTACTGCACAAATGGCGCTACAAAGGGCGACTAGGGTTGTCGCTATTTCCAGATACTCCAGCATAGTTATCTCCTATTTCGCAAGCCGTTACGATCTTGCCGTATGTTAATTTTTCCGCTGCAATCTCACATTCTTCTAGGGTGTCAAACTCAATCCGATCAGGTGATACCCAGCTCCCGATCATAATAATTAATATAAACTTCATTTGCTTGCTTTCATTTCCTCCAACTCTCCTTCCAGATGTTCCAGCCTAATTTCTTGAGCGTAGTTTATTCTAATGCTTTCTTGCACTTCCGCAGGAGGTGCCCAGTTGTTTCTGAAATCCGTATTCAGCCCAACAACCTTGTCCAGCGCGGCTATCTGTGAATTCTGCAATAGATCATCAGGTAACGCGCCTAATTCGCCCC